ATGATGCCGCAAAAATTGGAAGGCCTGATTGTAAGTGTCGAGATTTACCCAATCTGGAACCCACAGATCTCGCCGTATAGCGATTTATAGGATGCCGGCAAGCATATTTCGAAGACATCCGAAAACTGGGCAGGATGTCGGGCAGGGCTACCAACTCCGCAAGGAACGAGTGAGTCAGTGCCAAAGAATGCCCGCAGCCTTGGTGACACCCGCACCCTGTCCATAGAGCTTTCTACCAAAGCTATTTCGATAACTATTCTTATCGCAATAGCTGTATGGAAGAACTAAACTGCCTTCCATGAAAACGCGTCTGCTTCCCGTCGATCCTTCCGTCGGCATCCCACCGGATTTCCCCGATGCCGCCGAACTGGCAGCACTACGTGCCTGGCATGCCGGCTTGTCAACCCGCGAGGCCGTTGACCGCTACCTGGGCGAGCGCCTGACGCCAGGGCAGTCCTCGCGCGGCGTGCTCGGCCGTATCCGGCGCCAGCTCGCCGCGTTTGCACGCCGACGCCAGCGCGAAGACCTCGCGGCGCTGTTCGAGATGCAAGCGGCCGAACGTGCCAAACAGGGGAGGGCAGCTGACCAGACGATCGAGTTGCTCCGCACGCTGCCGCTACCAGCCCCGCTCATCAGCGATGATGTGGAACTGTGGCTGGATGCTCGTGCTGTCGCCGCGCTGCGCGCCGCCGGCATCAACACCCTGGCCGATCTGACGGTCCGCGTGCCGCGCCGGCGCCGTTGGTGGGCCGTCATCCCCGGATTGGGGCAGGCCAGCGCGCGACGCATCGAGGCATTCTTTGCCAAACACCCTCGATTGACCGAGCGTGCCCGGGCGCTCATCGCAGAGCAGGTCCGCGGCGTGGTGGTGCCGTGGGAGCAATTGCGCCTGCCCAATGAGGTTGACGGCTCGCAGGGGCAATTCCGTGCGCCGCGCCAGACCTGCGTGCTCACCGCTGACAACGACTACGAGGCCGTTCAGGCGTGGCTGTCCCTACACGAATCGCCCGCCACCCAGAGGGCGTACCGAAAAGAGGCAGAGCGCCTGATCTTGTGGGCGATCGTCGAACGCGGTCGACCGCTGTCGTCGCTCACCACCGAGGACGCGATTGCCTACCGCAGCTTCCTGCGCCGACCGACGCCGCGCGAGCGCTGGGTCGGGTCGGCGCGTCCACGCACCTCTGCCGAATGGCGGCCGTTCACGGACGGGTTGTCTGCGCGCTCGGTCTCCTACGCGTTGTCCGTGTTGGGGGCCATGTTCCGTTGGTTGATTCAGCAGCGCTACGTGCTGGCCAATCCGTTTGCGGGCATCAAGGTGCGCGGAGGTGGGCGAACGACAGCGCTCGATACCTCGCACGCTTTCAGCGAGGGTGAATGGGCGCTGGTGCGCACCATCGCGGACGGCCTGGAGTGGTCATATGGTTGGGAGGCGCCGGCGGCGCAGCGGCTGCGCTTCGTGTTGGATCTTGGTTATGCGACGGGGCTGCGCGCGAGCGAACTCGTTTCTGCGAAGCTCGCTGACATCGAAACGGACCGGCAGGGCGATCACTGGTTGAACCTGGTGGGGAAGGGCAGTCGCGCCGGGAAGGTGGCGTTGCCACCGCTGGCGCGCGACGCGCTCGATCGCTACCTGGTGGAACGCGGGCTACCGGTCACGCGAGCGCGCTGGAATCCGAAGACGCCGCTGATTGGTGGGCTAGGGTTGGATCCTGACGGCGGGATCACGGGGACGCGGCTGTGGAGTGTGGTTAGAAGGTTTTTTGAGACGGCGGCCGACACCATCGAGAGCGATCATGCGGTGCTGGCGGAGAAGCTACGCAAGGCCAGTCCGCATTGGATGCGGCATACGCACGCCACCCACGCCCTCGCGCGCGGCGCAGAACTGACCACTGTGCGGGACAACTTGCGGCACGCGTCCGTCTCAACGACTTCAATCTATCTACACGGCGACGACGTGAAGCGAGCCCGGCAGATCAACACTGCGTTCGGGACGCGTTAGCGGTGGGGCTGTTTGAGCGAAGGACTCTCTAAGCAAACTAGGACTGGCCTCGAATGATCTTGTCCAGCCGAGCTTCAAGGCGCGCCGCTGCTGGTGGCTCGATGGCCCGTGCCGAAGCAACTCGGCCACGCAGCTCATTCCCAGGCCGGGTCTCGCCCTGTGCAATCCGATTTTGAATCGCCACGATGGAATTGTGATGCATATTCCGCAGTCGCAACGTGCCATCCCGCCGAATCGTGCCGGTGATAATGGCGGGTTTTCCTGGACGGATGACTGCGTCTTTGGCTGATTGAGTTTGAAGCCCTTGTCGTTGAATTAACGCTTTGATTTGAAACATGAGTGTCTTCGTAGCACAGACTCCAGACAGCGTTAGATCATCAACATAAAGCGTCATCGTTACGCATTTTTCCAAGCAAAGCGCTTCAATTTCGGAAAACAAGCGACGATGCGTGAAGTACGAAAGCAATGGACTAATGCAACTACCCGTCGGCAGGCGACCGTCCGCGGTACAAACCGTCGCCAACAGCCGCGCAACATCAAGAGAGCACCCTAAGTCCTTATGGAAGAAGCTCTTGACGTGATGGTAGGTCGTGCTCTCAAAAAATTTTCGGATATCCATCGCAACCACGGCTCCTCCGCTTTCGAGATGAGCCCGCGCATTTGTGATATGCGATCGCTTTTTCGTCGCCGAGTGCAAGAATTCTGGCCGTTGAATGCAGTCCAGATACTTCACGAGGCGATAGTGAATACGCAGTGTGGCCTCTGTTGGCTCCTGAATATTACGGGGCTCCTTGCCTGGCTTCGGCTGGTCGAGGAATCTGTTGTATGTGGGAGCCATACAGATAGCTTCCAGTTCCCCGACGGGAACATCGATCAAGGCAGCCAGCCGATGAGTACTTGTCAGCTTCCACAGCGGCGATCGTTCAATGGGATAGCGTGCTGATTTGTTTTTCCGCAAACGAGCACGCCCCACTGCCTTCTCGCGTCTATGCAACGGATTCTTCATCGGCAGCCACCCAGTCGAGGACTTTGAGAACTTTCGCCGCCATCGCAACGCGGATCTTTTCGCTACGACGATTTGAGTCTAGTTGTTCAGAGAAAAGCATTAAGCTCGAAACGGGGACGTCAAATACCGCCGCATATCGACCCAGCAAATCAACGGTAATCGCATGGGCCTTCTTGCCAGATTCGATCTCCGACAAATAGTTGTTGGAGATTTCCAGACGCTTGGCTAGTTCTTCCTGGGTCATCTGGTGGTATCGGCGAAGGTGGCGTAGCGCTTTGTGCAACATTTGAACACCTCCATTCAAAACAAGGACTAGACAGGGGTGTCAGTCGTTGTCACCTTGTCACCAGCGATCGAACAGCCGCGACACCAAAACTACAATGCGCAGCCATCCCATCATAAGTGACAACGTCTTGCGACTCGTCAGGACTCGCCGAAGCTTGCCCAAGTTATGCCGCCAAGACACTTCAACCGACTGTCGCCCCTGGTTGGGTATGGTCTTTTTAACCATAAGTACTCCTCATTACCCCGCGGCACGATTGCCTTGGGACCAGTACGTAATGAGAAAGCGAAGAGGGACGACTTTTCCCCTGCCTATCCGTTTCCGCCCGCCGCACCAGGCGGCGGGCGGGGGCGCCCAGAACGCGCGGTCCGGGGCAGTGTGTGGAGAGTTACCCCTCCGCAGACCCGATAAAAGGTCCTGGTACTACGCTGGTTTTGTCTTCAACGCCAACCAGCCTTCAGCATAGCACAATATTCGCTGCTGGCGAAATATTTTCGCGTACAGCGAAGTGGCGTTTAACGCCCGCTCACGCGGCTAGTGCTCGGGACCGACGAGCGCGGGCCCAACCTTTGGAGTCCTTTAGCGAGCCAGCCAACCTCGCAGGATGGCTGCGGCATTACCGGCGGGGAGAGCTACGTTGCCACTTGATCCGATGGTGCGGCCCACCACAAGTCAATCCATTGCGATCAGTTTCAGACCGCGCAGAGCCATCAACAGCGCGATGTTGCTGCCGGTAAGTGGTGCGATATCTCTCCCTCACGCCAATCTGGCGTCGTCACGTCTACCGGCTGGATGCCCAGATCCCTGAGGCGGGCGCCAAGCACAACGGGGTCGCCGGCCGTCAATTCGTTGCCGTCCGCAAACGTAGCTTTGAGCATGTCTTTGCATTGAGTCACAGTGACTTTCATAGAGGCGCTCCCGGTAAGAAGAATCGCAATGGACGGGGCCACTAGGCGACGCGCACGCGCCAAGACTGTCGCGCTCAAAACAAGATCAGCGCAAGTGAAATGAAGCGTGTACTGGTCGACTAGACTTGGTCGCAGGGCGCGTGCGGCGACAATGCGCGCACGCGGAGCTGGCAAAATCCGATTTGCAAGAAGGCATGCACGGAATTGCGGAAGTGCCGGCTCCCCAACAATCTGAGCAATTCATGCCTCATCAGTGCACGGAATTACGTTGGAGCGCTATCGGGAACAGAATTGCGACAAAAACGAGAACAAAATTCGGAAAACGAACGAGCGCGCACGTCAGATCGGGGCCGCATTTGCGACAGAATAATCGGTGGAGCCCCCGGTTACGGGCTGCGCCACCGCGCAATTGGCATGAACAACGGAGCTAGCGCCATGAAGCCGACCTTCAGGGAACGACAGGAACTCAGGAAGCAGTTCACCAACGATGTCGACCGGATGCTGCTATGCATGCAGGAAGCCGGTTTCAAAGCAACTGACGATGAGGGGGTGCGGGCCTGGGCGGAATATTCCGACGACAATTGTGCCGGTTGGCTGACGCTTCCGGAAAGCAATGCAGCCTTACTGCAGATTCTGGTCAAGTATCTGCCGAGCGCGAGGTCACAACCTGTTTGGCGAGTCGCTGGAGGCGAAGCTGCCGACGGAAGCGGTGATCTGATCGTCCCGCTGCCTTGCGATCTAGTTGAACAGTTGGGTTGGAAGGTCGGTGACGAGCTGTCGATTGAAAGGGTTGATCCCGACACCATGATGCTGCGGCGCATCTAGGTCGTATTCGCTTTGTCTGCAACCCTCGATTGGTCGGACGGTGCGGCCTCGTTTTGCTCTCGGATGTAACTTTTCCCATACTGTCTCGTAACGCAACCACAAGCGGGAGCATTTCGGGATGCCAAAGCCGCCGGTCATCGAAGAGCATCAGGTCCGACATCTGTGGTTGTTCGTTGCGCCGTGCGCGGCGGTGTTGATTTTCCATCCGGCGCACGCACGAAAAAGCAAGGGAGGCGTTGAGGGGGTAGCGGTGCCTATAACGCCATCGCACCTGTCGAGCGGCCGTGCCCCAATCCCAGACTGACTCCGGAAGCCGTTGATCCGCGTAACGCAGGCCAACATCCCGCAAGATTCCCTTGGCGCAAGCCCAATGGGAGATGGCGCACGATTGGATCGCGGCCTACAAACACCATGTTGACTCCACGGGGCCGATTAGTCGCTAGGCGCTGTACTCCGTTGGCTAACGCAGCGTCGGCGCGGACGCCGACAGCTGGAGCTCATGAGACCCACTTAACGGAATCGAGGGATCTAATGCGAATCAGCAGAATTCGCCAACGCAAAGCCGGTACCAAATGGCAGAGACGCCCGAATCCGTCATTACGGCACTGCGTTCCGTCAAAAAGTACCGAATTTCGGCCCATGTTTGCGTTGGAGCGGTAATGCGACATTACTCTTTGGGTCTAACATGCTTGGTTCGCATAATTTGTGTTATGTTAAATCGCAAAAAACTCTGGGCCCGCTTACAACAGGCGCTGCGTGCAATCCAGGCACGCCAAGAACCGGCACCCGCGTGACCGACAACACATCAGCAAGTCCAACACCTCCCTCTTTGAAACGCCTGCCTCGAGCAGGCGTTTTTTATTCTTAGCGATCTTCCTGTAATAACGGCGACGAGCCGCGTCCTGCATGCCACGGCGCAGCGTACGGATATGCCAGTACAAATGCCTGATCTCCCTAGCCAGCGCCCGAACCTCGATCTCGGACACTCAACCCCTGCGTGATATCGTTGCGTCGATCTAACAGCCTAGGCGACGAAATGCGCACAATCCTACCGCTCTTGGTCTGCATCGCCATCCCCACCGCCGCAGCACAGACAGTGAACACGTGCAAAATCAACGGCAAAACGGTCATCACCGACAAGCCGTGTGATCGAGCGATGGAAGCAACGATGGAGTTCGGCACACCGGCCGAGCGAGCAGCGAAGCAACAGCGCGAGGAACAGCGGAAATCGAACTGCCTAAGCCTCGCGAAAAGCCGCGCATCACTGGTGGAAACCATGAACTCGCCAGGCGGCGCATTCATGGTGGAAATGATCAAGAACAACCTGCGGACGCTTGACGAGCAGATGGCAGTCAACCACTGCTGAAGAAAGAAAATTGCGTATCGAGATCCAAACGACGCAATTTCATGCGGTCGATCGAGCTGAGGCCTGCGACCAGGTAGGCGATTTTCGACCGCCGGCACGCAACAAAATTGCTCCTAGACCACAACCGCGGGAGAAAAGCGGGCTTGCAGAGAATGGGGTGTTTGGATCCACGCGACCATTTTCCGACGCTCCTAGTCGTACCCGCTGCTCGGTCCCGCCAGCCGCACTAGCCGTGCGACAACGGCCGGAGATCCTGTCCACGCCCCACCTCTACCGCCTGGTCAAAGGCGCGGACACTCCCGACGCTAGACGCTAACCCTCAGGGAAGGCCTCCAGCTCGTCAACACGCCGAGCCCTACCCGACCCTATCACCGTGCGTTTGCGAGGCTCCTGGGCCTTTTCCTGCGGCTTGGCGACGTCCAACACCATCCGGACCTCCTGAGGCTGTGCAACAGGTGCAGAAGCAGGTTGCTGCACGACCTGCACGCGCTCCTGGTTCTTCGGCGCGCGACCATCCGCGTCGAAAGCCTCAAAGAATCCGCGCTTCACCACCTGGTCACACACCTGCTGCGTCGTCTCCAGGTGCGTCCCCTGCTGCGTCCAACACTCACAGCCACCACGGATCTGCACGCACGCAGCTGGCACCGGCACCCTAGACGGCTTGGTCAGGTCGTCGTAGGCCGGCGCGGTGTACTGCAACCCAGCAACGCGAGGCTGATAGCTCGCGACATATTCCTTCGCCGTCATCGGCCCACGCTGTGCAGCAGCTGGTGCACCAGGAGCGAAAGGCTGACCAGGAACTGACCCGGGTGCAGCACCTGCAGCGACCGGATTCACCTGGTCAGGATGCGAGATCTTCCACAGCTTCCAGCCGCCAAAGCAAGCAGCAGCCAACGCCAACACCGGCAGCGCGTACATCAGGTAGTACTTGAACGGGATGCTCTTCTTGTGCGTATGGGCATCAGCGGACTTGTACCAATCGAAGACCTGCTTTGGATACGGGAACGTGCTGTGCAACGCGCGCTTGAGGTTCGCGTTGGTCGGGTCCTGCACCTTCTGCATCTTGTACAGGTCCGCCTTCTGCCGGCCCCACTGGCGAATCAAATGAATGTGCTCGCCGGCGAGCTTCTTCAAATGGTTGTCGACCAGGCTCGGGTCCTGCGTCATGAAGAACAGATCGAAACCCTTATGACGATGCGTCTCAAGCTCAGACACATGAACAGGCGGCTTCGAGCTGGAAGGCCTCGGCGGCATGACCTTCTGCACCTCGTCGATGACGATGATCGATTTTTCCGGGCACTCATGCCACTTCGTTGGATCCTCCAACATCGTCCAAGGCAAAGACAGCTCGGGAATGCCGAAGTAGAAGACCGGACGGCTCTCAGCCTTGCGCTTCGCCTCAACAAACGCAATCGTGTAGAGGCTCTTGCCGTTACCAGGTTGACCAGTGATAAGCGTCAGCATGGTGCCCTCACTTCTGAACCATCTTCCGGATCGAGCCACCGCTCAACCCAGACAACGACGCACGGATACCCAACGTCGTGAGGATCATGTTCATGGACGTCCCCACCTTCAACACGCCAAGGATGCCAACGACACTCACAGACGAGATGGAACCAATACCGTTGACGTACTGCATGAACAGCGTCTTCATGCCACTCATCATCGCGTCAACACCCGTGAACATCACGAAGCCGATACCGAGCGCGACCAGGACACGACCCACAAGAGACACGCAGGCCTGCGCGAGAAAACCAACAATGGCCGAAGCCAACAGAGCGGCGAAAGGCATTTAGAAACTCCCCTTGAGCATGTACGCGCAGAGCATCAACGTGCCCAGCATGTTGAGATAACCGAGCAGCTTGCCGATGTCACACAACGGCGTCGTATCGATGTGAAGACTCCAAGCACCACCAGGCAGAGAGAGGGGAACATCGATGTTCCCGAGACACTGAGCAGCAATACCCATGTCATCGACGTTCGACAGCTTTGAGCTGAGATCAACCTGGTCAGCTTTACCAGGCGTAGGCAACTGGCCTGCCATCGGATCCTGGCCGTTGGCCAACTTAGAACCGAGATCCGTAGAGTCATCGTGCCTCTGCAATTCACAGCGAGTACTCCACTGCTGTTGAAGAATCGCGCAGCTGATCGCGTCGCCAGAACAGCTAGGAGCCGCACTGCAATCAGCCCCACCTGAAGCGGAGTCGTCCTTGCACTGGACGGCGTTCGGGTTCTGCGCGCAATACTGCTGTTGCGGCTGTGACGTGCTGGTTGTACACGTATCGTTGGTTGCGGGGCCGCTCGCAGACGGTGCACTAGCGGCAGCGATCCGCATCGACCCGCACACAACAGTCCGACCACCACCACCGACCACAATCGTGGTCGTGGTACAGGTCTGACCATCACACGTCGTTCTAGACGTTGAGGTATCAGGTGGAGTACCAGCTGGGGCGCTGGCATCCGTACCACCAGGCTGCGTTGTCGTTGAACCATTGTTAGTGGAAACCGAGCCACCAGGCACGGCAGGCGAGCACACGTCAACACCATTGACCTGGCCGTAGAAGCGCCCCTGAGCGGCGCACACTTCGGGAGAGGGCGGCAATTTCTTCAGATCCGTTGCATTGGACATATCGACATCCAATGTGATCTGCGGCCAGTTGGTCATGTCACATGACTTACCGCTTGAAGCACCAGCTCGCCCACCCGACGTGTACCCCGTCACCGAATTCGGATTCGGGTACGTCACAGTCACACCACCCGGATCGTATTGGCAACCCTTGATGCAAATGTAATCAGGCGCACTACCTTGCGTGGACGACGTCGTGTAACCAGCGCCGCGATATTTGTTCATCAACGAGGCATCGGAGCAATTCTGCGGCGGCGGTGTATTCGACTTACACGTCCCATCGGCCTGCATGGTGTAACCAGACGCACACGACGACGAGCGAGAAACCACCCACGTCCCAACCGTCGAACCATCACTACGCATCATCGGACAACTGTAAGTCGGCGGGTTCCCACCAGAAATCTGAGTTACACCACCGGCATGAGTAGCACCATCACCTGTTGCATGCCAATACGCATTGTTATTAGCGACAGCAGCATCGCAAGCCGATTGAGGGCTAGCACCAGTACCGGGACCACCGTAACCAGTATCAACGGACCACAAAAAGCCGTCCGAAGACGACTGGCTAAAAGCCAACGTCGGGCCAAAGACAAGCGCTAAAGCCAGTAGCACACGAACCGGGCGGAGAACGGTCCAAATGCGCGCAGGACGAAAGAAAAATGACCAGGGCATAGCTCACCACCCTCACGAGAAAAGAATCCATCCAGCACCCGCTATCGCGATGAGAACGAAGTAGCCTTCCATGTGCAGCTCCAATAAAAACGGGGACCGAAGTCCCCGCGTCTTGCCAGGCACGGGGAACATGCCCCGCAACATCACTTGATCGGCTTGCGAACCCAGTTGTAGATCGCGACCACACCAGCCAGACCGAGAATGGCCGCACCGATCAGGCCGATCGCGGCAACACCAGTACCCAGCAACGACACAGTCGACGAAACATCCACGCCCGTCGTATCAGCCATCGCCGCACCCGAAGCCCCAACAGCGCCAGCGACCGCAGCAACCTTCATCAGATTCACTTTCAT